CCATTTAGAAACTAATAAAGCTATTCAGTATTACTTTGGTTCGCTTGGTGGAGACCTTGTAGGCAAGAGATGGACTGAGAAGGATTTAGTTACGTCAAAGGGTGACAGGATCATTGCCAAGGGTACAACCCAGCGTTTACGTGGCAGAACTGAGATAGATGTACGTTATACTGGTATTGTGCTTGATGACTTTGAATCTGAATTGAATACAAAAACACCAGAGAGGCGTTCTGAAATTAAGAAGTGGGTGGTATCTACGGTATATCCAGCCCTTGAAGAGTCCCCCGGCAGGGAAGGCTGGATATGGTTATCTGGAACTATTGTACACTTTGATAGTTTTTTACAGACCGTTGTGGATGGATATAACGAATCCAAGGGTAGTAAAGAGAAATACCCTTGGGATTTAAGTTTCTATAGAGCCATTGAGGGCGATAAGCCTATATGGGAAGAACAGTTCCCTATAGTCAAGCTTGACCGTAAGAAGGCTGAGTTTGCTGAAATGGGTATGCTGAATAAGTTTGCCCAAGAATATATGAATGATGCCCGTGACATATCGTCTGCATCATTTAAGGTTGACAGGATAAAGCATCATAATGGTACGTTCATAAGTGAAGACAACTTTACGTTCTTGGAACTGAAAGGTGATCGTATACCTATAAACGTATTTATGGGTGTTGACATAGCCGCAACTGCTACGTCAACATCAGATTATCAGGTAATAGTGGTACTTGGCATTGATTCTGAAAAGAACCGCTACGTACTTGATTACTTCCGTGAGCGCATACCAACGTTTGATTTGCCTGATATTATTATTAAGTATGCCAAGAAGTACTCTCCCGTACGCAGGGTAAATATAGAAACCGTAGCCGCGCAGGAGATGGTTCGTGATATGACTACACGTCTTGCTGGTGACGACAGAAGGCTGATGCCGGGAGTGTTTAAAGGCGTACGTCCGCCACATGGAATAAAAAAGCAAGACCGCCTTGAAACTTCGTTGGGTCCTATTGTAAATTCAAAGAGACTGTTTATACGTAAATCCATGACTGAGCTTGTAGATGAGCTTTTTGAACATCCCGTTTCGCGGCATGATGATTTAATGGATGCGCTGTATTATGCAGATTATTATGGACGTCCACCTACAAGTGGAAGATTTAAGAAAGACGAAACAATTAGTAGGATAAAGAAAAAGATCAAATCTTATAACTGGTTAACAGGAGCAAGATTATAATGGAATACGATCCGAGAGCACTTGTTAATAAAGAATTGTTCCAGAATTACCGTGACGAACGTCAGTCTTGGGATACTGAAGCACGTAAGGACCTTGATTTTTATCTTGGTAACCACTTTACGTCTGATGAGTCTGGTGAATTACAGTCACGTAATCAGGCGGATATTCCAATGGACAGGATTTCTCCTGCTGTTGAGAAGCTTAAATCTTTTATGACTGCACGCCCGCCAGTGTTCACTGCTCTCCCGCGTGAGGACAGTGACGCTAAGATGGCTAAGGTATGGCAGACAATACTTGGCTCTGTATGGGAATCATCCGATGGTGATTCTCAGATTAAACAGGCTATACATGATTTTTCTACTGTTGGTATAGGCTATTTGTATGCCTATATAGACCCTGAAGCAGACATGGGTAGGGGTGACGTTCGTTTCACTCATATTAATCCCTTCCGGGTTTACGTTCCTCCTACATCCCGAGACAGATGGTTCTCAGATGCAGACAATGTAATATTGTCGAGCATTATAACGGGTGATCAGATCGTTAACCTCTACCCCGAACTTGGTCCTCAGATAGATGAGGAAACTGGAGAGATCATTCCCGGCTTGATTGAGGAAATAAGTTCTTACAGCGATGAGGATTTTCCTGACTCAAGCAATAAGAGCAGTCGTACGGTCTTTACTCCTGCTGAAGTAAAGGATAAAGAAACGTGGATGCTTAACCGTTATCAGATTCTTGAGCGTTTCTACAGGGTAAAGGTTCCTTTTTACAGGCTCGTAGATAATGAAAGCGGTGCTGAGTCTATTCTTACAGAGGAAGAGTTTGGTATGCTGGTCGAGCAAAGACCTGATGATTTTACCAGCGGTAGCCTTTCCTATGAGAGTTTTATACAGACACGTGTAGGCGTTACGTCATCCTGCGGGGAGGTTGTGCTTGATGAATATGTATTAAATATCGCACATTACCCGATCATACCTTTCCCTAATAACTGGACGGAGACACCATATTCACGTTCTGATGTGTCTCGTGCAGTCCCTATGCAGAGGCTTTTAAATAAATTATGGAGCCTTGCTTTATCTCACGCACAGGCATCCGCTGGTTTGAAACTGCTTGTTCCGGTAGGCAGTGCTGTTAATGGTTTGGATCAGCTTGAGAAGGATTGGGCTAATCCTAACGCAGTCATTGAAGTTGACAGCAGTCAGGGCGAACCGCACTACCCCGCACCTACGCCATTGGCTGGTGAGTTCTATAAGCTTATACAGCAGTGTGAGTTTTACATAGACTTTATTTTTGGTATACCTGAACTGATGCACGGTGTTTCAGAAAAGGCACCTGATACGTTCAAAGGTACACAGCAGATGATTGCGTTAGGATCGGAACGTAGTAAGTCTAAGTTACGTGATGTTGAGTTTAGTATTATAAAACTTGGACGTGTGCTTTATTCAATGTGTAAACAGCATTATACGCATCAGAAATACTTTAGGGTAGCACAGCCTAACAACGATTTAACAGAAGTAACGGTAAATTTATATGATGACGTTACGCAAACTATAATAGATATACAGAAAGATAAGAACAATATAGAACAGCATGACGTACGTATCGTGCCGGGTTCTACGTTACCTACTTCCAAATATGCAGAACTTAACGTATATTTAGAAGCATACCAGATGGGTATTGTTGATAAGATTGAGGTCCTTAAGAAGAATCCTGAGATTTTTGACAAGGAAGGTATATTGCAAAGATTTAACGAAGTTGAGCAGTTGAAGTCATTTAATGAGCAACTGCAACAACAGATAAAAGATTTGCAGGGAGACTTGCAAACCGCCCGCAGGGAGTCTGTGGCTGATCGTAAACGGGTTGAGGTTCAGAAATTTAAATCTCGACTTGATAACATCACTTCAGACGCCAAGGCTGATAAGAGAATAAGTGCCAACGAACTAACTACAAAGGTGAGGCTCGAATCGGAAAGATTACAAAACGCCATCAAACAGCAGGAAGATGCTATGATTGGTGTCGAAGGTAGTCAAATTCCAGAAGATTTTGGGACATCTTAAAAAGGAGAAAAACAATGGCTGAAGCTAAAGCACCGGCTGGAGAAGAACAGCTACTCGAACAAGAACAACCTGAATTACAGGAAGAGGTACAGGAAGAAGAGCAAGTTGATGAAGAGCAGGTTCAGGCGAACCCGCTTGATGATGAAGTAAAAAAATGGCAATCTATGTATGATAAGGCTCAAGCAGATAATGTAAAGATGCAGACAGCAATGACTGAATACTTAAATAGTCAACAGAATCAACAGCAACAGACTCAAAATTCCATACCTCAGGTTACTGAAGAAGAGTTTAACCCTTGGGATGCTTACTATAAGCCCGATTCACCGTCATTTAAAATGCGACAGAAGAGTGAACAAAATCATATTCATTCTGTACTGGATGGCGAAATCCAGCGCATGGAAAATAAGATGGCGATGAATAATACGAAGAATCAGTTACGTACTGAACATAATATGAGTGATGGTGATGTAAATGAATTTATGGATTTTATATCACAGCCAAAGGATAGCGTACCAGTAGAACAACTGGTCAATCTATGGCGTAATACCACTGGTAAGAATGCTCAGAAAGGCGTACAGGTTCCTCAGACAAAGCAGCCGACTCCACGTACGGCAGGAGTTTTACAGGGGCAGTCCCCAAAGGCTAAATCAGATGCTGATAAAACTTGGGAAGCCATTGTAAAAGCCGGGAGTCGGAATAGCGTTCTTTAAAATAGAGAAAATAAGGAGTCATAATAATGGCTAATTTTAATAGTGGACAGGTAAAAGTCGGCACTCCGGGTACCAATACTGCTCTTTCTCTATCAAAGGGATCAAGACGAATTTATGATTTCAGTGATAGAGTTGCAGAATTGGCTCCTGAAGAGTCGCCGTTTTTTGTTTACCTTTCCAGTGTAGGTAAGGTTCCTACTACTGATCCTCAGTTTCGCTTCCTTGAAGATAGGAGTACGATGCAGTGGACAGATAGGAGTTTTACCATTTCGACAAACCTTGCGGCTGTATCAGCTGGTGCAACCGTTACTGCTACTATTTCAGCGGCTCAGTCTTGGCTGATTAAAGGTATGGTAATACAAGTTGCTTCCGTTACGGGAAACAGCGGTGCGCCCAATCATGCCAATGCTCTCATTACTGCGGTTAACTCAAGCACTTCTATTGATATAAAGTGGTTGACTAATCCCGGTTCTGACGCTGATCCAGCGGCAAGCTGTAAAGCTCAGGTAATTGGTACTGCTTTTGCAGAAGGTACTGGAGCACCTGACGTTTTCTCGCAAGAACTTGATCACGATTATGGGTATACCCAAATCTTCAAGACTGCTTGTGAGATGTCTAATACAGCAAGAGCAACTGTGTACAAAGGGTATTCAGATGAATGGCAGCGTATTTGGAATATCAAATTACGTGAACATAAAGTTGATATTGAGCGTGCTATGCTTTTTGGTCAGCGTGCAAGTTCTGGTGGTGTAAACTACACAGAAGGTATCGCAGGTCATATCATAGCAAATGGTCAAAGTCAAACCAAAGAAGATAGTGAACAGCTTGAATACACCGAAGGACAGGCTTACTTGAAAACAGTAGCGGCGGCAAGTTTAACATACGATGTTCTGCTTCGCGACTTGGAAGTGATC